AAAATAGTGGAACAGGCAGCGGGTACAAGTGGCAAATTAATTCTAGCGGAAATCATACTTTTAGCGGAGATGTACTTTTCTCAAATGCTGTTACTTTTAATAGCACTGTAGGAGGAAGCTTTACTTCATCTGACTTTAGACAGCATCTACAAGGCACAGTTGGATACGATGGATCTACTGCTAATTACCCATCGCACAGACTTACCCACACAAGAGGAAACAGGGCTTGGGGTACTGTTTTAGAAGTTAGACAAGACAATGCCTCAGACAGTGATAGACCATCTATGATATTTACAGCTGGGCAAGAGTCAGGCGAGTCATGGTCGGTTGGTTATGGTCATACAGACGACCAATTCAGAATTAAAAAAGATCATGGCTATGTCTCTAATTCTTGGGGCACGGCTCTTATGACCATGAATAGGAGTGGTGATGTAACTTTTGCTGGTAATGTTACAGCTTATTCGGATGAAAGATTAAAAGAAAACATAAAAACCATTCCAAATGCTCTAGATACTGTTAAACAAATCAGAGGGGTAACTTATAATTGGAAAGAAACAGGCAAAGAAGGGCTTGGTGTTATTGCTCAAGAAATAGAAAAAGTTCCTGCTTTGCAAAGCTTAGTATCAGAAACAGCAGAAGATGGTACTAGCGAATTTAAACAAAAAAATGTTGCTTATGGTAATATGGTAGGGCTTTTAATTGAAGCTATTAAAGAGCAACAAGAACAAATAGAGTCACTTAAAAGTGAAATTAATAACCTTAAAGGAGGAAACTAATGGCAATTTCTAAAGTAACTACAGTGCAATCAATACAGGTGCACCCTGCTATGGACGCTGAAGCTGAAGCAACAAGCAACGCAGCTCACCCAGGCGTATATGTAACTTATATAGATACTTTTGATGATCCTAGTGATGAACAGCTTCCAGCCGTTTTAAATAGATCTATAAGCTTGCAAAAGTTTGTAGAAGATGATGGCGATGCAACAGATTATTCTGGTGAAGATGCTCTAGTGATATCAGTATGTGACGCAATCTGGTCATAAATAAATGACCATACCCGCTTCACCTAACTCAGTTAGTCTTTATCAAATTAAAGACGAGGCGGATAATTCAGCACAAGATAGTTCAGTGTCAACAGCGACTGCAATGTCACTAAATGATTCTGATGTTAGAGGGTTAATTGGTAAATCTTCAGGGGTTACTATGTCATTTAGTGAATGGCGTGGGGTTTCTGGTGTCTCATTAAACACCTGGCCTTTATCAGGTATAGCTAGTGCCCCAAGTCCATGGGGATCTCAAAGTCGTACTGATGCGAATTTTGCTCAAGTAGGTTGTAACTATGCTCAAAAAGTAGATACTGCTAATGATAGATTAGAACACAGATTTTCTACTTTTAATTCAAGCGCCCCTCAAACATTTTCCTATGCATATCAAGGCTATACGGGATTAGACAGTGCTACCTTTGAGGCAAAAGCAGTATATAGTGTTAGCTCTTCAGGCACCGTTGGTAGTGTAGACAATCCTACTGCTGGCTCCCCATCGTCAGGAACCTGGACAACGGTTAGCACTTCTTCATACTCTCCTATTTGGCAGTGGACTGTTACTGTTTCTAGTGGTAGTGGAACCAGATCATTATCAGGCAATGCGACCTTTTATATGAGAGCTTCTTTAGGCGGAACCTATTATCCAAATTCAACGGGCTATAATAGTGGCACTAGGTTTATCTCCTTAAGTGCAACTAGAGGTACAGCAGGACCAGGAGGAGGTGGTTTATAATGAGTCTAGGACCCATAACCAATGTTCCCTATGTTATTGTCAAACATGACGAGACTACTTTTACTATAGTAGATAATAACACTGAAGAAGATGTGCAAACCTTTACCACATTAGAAGCAGCAGAAGAATATATGTGGACTAATTTAGTTGATTAGTTATAATATTTTAGATTAACTTAATTAAGGAGTAATTAAATGGATAATAACCAACCTCAAGAACCTCAATCTTTAAACTTTGAAGGCGACAATTACAACGTTTCTGACCTAACACCTAGGGCTGCACAAGAGTTTAATACTTTGTTTCGTATTCAGAATGAAATAAATGAACTAGCTTACCAGCTTAAAAAAAGCCAAGCTGCACAAGCAAAGATTACTGAAGACGTAAAAGTTATCTTAAAAGAGGACAAAGTAAAACCTGTCGAGGATGACAAACAAATTATAGTTGAGGACGAAGTAAAGGCAGAAGACGATGCTTCTGTTAACTAGTCAATAAAACATTTCATATGGTACACTTAGCACATGGCAACAGCTAAACAAACTATATCTAAACTTGAGGCGCACGAACGTGAGTGTGCTATTCGCTATGAGAACATAGAAAAACGTTTAGATAAAGGAGATAAAAAATTCGATGCCATGGATACTAAATTCACAAGGTTAATAGTAGGTCTTTATGTCCTTATTGCAGTGGCTGCAGGCGTCGATAGATTTTTCTCCTAAGAGGGAGACTATGGACATAGAAAAGTGCAAAGCAGAAATTAAACGTCACGAAGGTGAAGTATTAGAAATCTACTTAGATAGCCTAGGCTATAAAACGTTAGGCATAGGTCATCTATGTCAACCAAGTGACCCAGAATATGATTGGGAAGTAGGCACACCTGTTTCTCAAGAAGTTGTTGACCTTTATTATGAAGATGACTTCAACAAACACTTAGCAGAAGCTATTCATGTGTTTGGTACCGAAGAAGGTTTTTACAATTTACCTCAAAATATCCAACATGTTTTAGTAAATATGTGCTTTAATTTAGGAGGCACCAGACTTTCTAAGTTTAAAAATATGCTAAAAGCTTGTAGAGAGCATGATTGGAAACAAATGGCTGTTGAGATGGAAGATAGCAAGTGGTTTAAACAAGTAGGAAGAAGGAGTCGAGAACTACAAGAAATGGTTCTTAATACTATATAATGATTAAAGTATGGCATATTTTAAACTTATTACATTCGGAGGACTCGCACCACGAATATCTCCACGTCTTCTAAAAGACAACCTAGCGCAAACTGCTACGGATGTTAACTTAGAAAGTGGACGTCTTGTACCTATTACAGACAACTCAGACACTTTAACTCTTTCTAATTCTTCTAGACAAAGTATATTTAAATACACAGATAGCCCAGAACGTTGGCTACAGTTTGATGATGATGTCGATGTAGAGCTAGGCCCTATTGCAGGTGATACAAACAACACTGCTTACTGGACCGGGGACGGCGGCTTCCCAAAAATGGGCCGTAGTTCTGATATTATTGGCGGTTCTGTATACCCAAACAACTCTTATAGATTAGGGATTCCTGCTCCAACCGCTGCACCTACAGTAGCTGCGGTAGCTGCAACTACGTTTGATGGGCTTTTAACAACTACTAATGGCTCTTCTACTGTTACTATAACTACAGAAACAAGCGGGGCTGCAGCAGCTCATAGCCTTTCTGTTAATGAACACGTTAAACTAACGGGCTTTAGTACTACTAATGGTATAAGCGCTACAGCTATTAATGGTAGCTATCGTGTAAAAGCCGTGCCAACTACAACTACTTTTACAGTAGAACTGTCCGAGGCTGCTACAGCTAGTGGTAACTCTAGTGTTATATCTGATGGTGTAGAAATAGGTGGCAACTCTGAAGCTGACTTAGATTATGAAACTTCTTATGTCTATACTTTTGTATCTGCCTACGGAGAAGAAGGACCCCCATCAGCAGCATCAACTGTTATAACTACTGATGATAATATGTCGGTATCTATTACAGGGCTAGAAACATCTCATTCTAAATCTAACCTTAACTTAAGTAAGAAACGTATTTACAGATCGAACACAGGTTCTAACACTACAGCTTTTCAGTTTGTAGCAGAAGTAACTTTAGCTACAGCTAGCTATACAGATACATCTAGAAACAGTGAACTTGCTGAGTTAATCCCGTCCACCTACTGGATCGGGCCTCCAGATGATGACACGAGCCTATACCCAGATGGGCCTATGAAGGGTTTAGTAGCTTTACCTGGTGGTGTCTTTGCTGGTTTTACAGGCAAACGTGTTTGTTTCTCTGAGCCATTTTTACCACACGCCTGGCCCGCTGCATATAGAGTAACACTTGAAGAAGAAGTCGTAGGCATAGAAGTAGCAGGCAACGGGGTTATTGTTGGTACCAAAGGCACACCTTATTTGATTACAGGTAGCGATCCACAGTCTATGACAGCTATACGTATGGAAGCTGGACAAGCATGTTTGAACAAACGTTCTATGGTTGATATGGGTCCTTTTGTTGTGTATGCAGGTCCGGACGGATTAGTGGCGGCTGCGGGCACAGATGTACGAATACTAACTGAATCTATATTGTCACCTAGTCAATGGCAAGCTTCTTACTACCCAGCTACTATGACAGGTTTTCTTTGGGAAGGCAGGTACGTAGGTTTCTATAATACAGGTAGTGGCTACGGAGGCTTTATCTTTGACCCTAGAGAAGGCGTTGATGGTGCTTTAGTAGATTTAG